GTGATATTAAGCAACCCTCTTCGGGTCATTCTGCCTCGCTTCACACCACGCCGTGTTCCACGGCTGAATGTTCGCTTTCTGATTGGGGTTCGCTTGCGTACGCTCCTGCGACCTGTCGGTCTCCGTCTCGTCGTTCGCTTCCTATGGATTGGCATGTTTGCACTAAGGCTCTTACCCCTCCTCGTGATTGTTTTCGTCGCGCTGCGTGCTCGTCTCGCGCAATGGTCATTGCCTCGCTGCGCAAAAACATCACTCGCACAGAGGGGGTCGAGCTGTATTTATAGTGACGGGGTGTCCCCGTCCCTGGACTATAATATTACTTTTGTCCAGGAACTTTTGGGGACTTATGCCAAGCTTTGACTTTCACGCACGATATGGACTCATTACTTACGCCCAATCAGAGGGACTCGATCCTTGGAAAGTTGTTGCAAGATTCACGGAACTTGAAGGCGAGTGCATTGTATCCGAGGAAACTCATGCAGATGGCGGAACTCATCTCCACGTTTTTGTTGACTTCGGACGGAAGCGTAGATTCAGAGGAGCTGATGTATTCGATGTGGACAGCTTCCACCCGAACATTGAGCCTTCTAGGGGGTCTCCTGAGCTTGGATACGATTATTGCATCAAAGACGGCAATATTGTTGCTGGAGGCTTGCAGCGACCAGAAAATATCAGAACTGAACTGGATGAAACTGGTATCAAATGGACTGCAATCGTGGAGTCTGAAACTCGAGATGAATTTTTTGCATCTATTAGAAGCCAATATCCAAAGATTCTCGTTACACAGTTCCCCGCTATTCAGCGGTATGCAGATTGGAGATACCAACCTACCCGGGTGGAGTACGTCAATCCTTGCGCACGAATCGATTACGAAAACCTGGAAGATCTCATTCGATGGAGCCACAGGTATCTTCCAAACGGTAAAGCAATCACTGGAAATGGAAGTAAGTATAACCCCCTCCTTGGGCCCCTTGCGGGACCACGGGGGTTCTTCCGGAGTTTACACTCCTCTCGGCCCTATGGCGGGCCTCACTTTATGCTAACGTGGGATACAGGACCACGAAGTATTTGTGTATATGGACCCAGTCAAACTGGAAAAACCGTGTGGGCTCGTTCGCTCGGACGCCACGCTTACTTCTGCGGACTCTACTCAGGAGCAGAGGCAAGCACTGCAGGAGATCACGAATACGCAGTATTTGATGACATCGCTGGAGGAATCAAATTCTTCCCCCAGTTCAAGCAGTGGCTAGGTGGAATGCACCAATTTCAGATTAAGCAATTATACAGGGATCCTAAATTAATTACATGGGGCAAACCGAGTATATGGTTAGGTAACAGGGATCCAAGGGGCGATTTAGTAGATGAGACAGATATAGAGTGGATGGACGCAAATTGCATTTTCGTAAACGTAACAAATAAATTCGTATACTTCTAACGCTCGTGCCAATAAACTGACCCTGTCGGATTGAAGATAAGCGAATCATCCTCAGTAGCTCCAAAAGCAGGGGCTATCAGATCTACAATATAAACATCCCCACAACTCTTCTTAATCTCCGCAGAATACGGACTAAACTCCATATGGTCTCCAACCTCACGGTCGTTATACCACAATGATTTGTTGATCGAATGATATTTTTTAATCTCCCACACTGACCCACGGTCATTCCCAGTTCTGAACACCCTCTTGCGATCGTGAATAACTGATATGAGGTCCTTGTTGATTGGTGCATTAAAAGGATTGTTCCAATCAGCACCCGGTTGGCCTCTGAACATGGCTCTAACAAAGTTATCGTGCACTATGACATTTCCTGCGGAACCAGAACCAGACTCAGGTGACAAGTTTGCCAATTTACGTCGGTACCCAATTGCACCACCATCTCCCGCTGGGGTTCCATCATACTCAAGCAGCTGCGCAACACCAAGGGCGTCGACCTCGCCTTCTGGAGAAATGAGGCCAGGACCTTTGAAGAAAAATACAATTCTGCGCCATTCCCACGAGTGGGAAGAATTCGTTGAAATCTTGATGTCATCGCGATAACCCTTTGCAAAACAATTGGTTGCTGTACGTTGTGCTTGGTTGGAAACATTATCGAATGCAACGTTGTCAACATGCGCAGTACGTGCGAAAGGCATAAAGGCAAACATGGCATAGCCACGGTCAAGACCAATTCCACCAGTAACACCTGCAGGTAAACCATTCCCCGGAATGAATCCTGTTCCTGTCGTGGGCATCAACGTGTCACGCTTCTTGCGAGAGGTGATATTAAGCAACCCTCTTCGGGTCATTCTGCCTCGCTTCACACCACGCCGTGTTCCACGGCTGAATGTTCGCTTTCTGATTGGGGTTCGCTTGCGTACGCTCCTGCGACCTGTCGGTC